AGCTTCTGGGGGCCTTTGGGCTGTGCAGTAGGTTGTGCAGTAGGTTGTGCTTTGGGAGGATTGGGGTCTACACGACCGCTTTGTATCTCACTATTCAGGGTTGCGTATGCTCTTGCTACAAAATCGTTAATGAACTTATTTTTGCCCATCTTTTCTGCAACAGATAATTCACCCTCTGTGTCACCCTTCATTCTGTTCTTCATTTGTTGAACAGCGGAAGCACCATAATTACCTATCCAGTTTTCTAATTTCTCATTAACTTGGCGCTTACTAATATCATTCAGCCTCATGATTTTTCCTTATACTTTTGGCAAATCTTGCTTGATCTCGTCCTTTGATTGCACTTAGTAGCTTCTTTTCTAGTAGCTCAGACGTATCTTTGTCATATTGTTTGTTAATCAACTCAATCAAATTAATAGCACTGGTAATAATGTTGTGGGCACGACTCTCTATAACGTGTGTCATGTCACGATTATTACCGATCGACTCTAATTCTTCTAACAGGGAACGGGTTTTCTTTTGCATAAAATTTGTCCTAATTGTATTTATGCTTTATTACTTCTTTAGCGAATTCAATAATGCTTTGAGTTTTGTGCCCTGTACATCAGCCACAACCTTCTTTTCTACGGGTTCTAGTATTTCCCCTGTAGCTTGATCTATGATAGGATCTGTGGCAGCTAATGTTGACTGTGGTCGTAGACGACTCATAATATCAGTAGGGCTAGGACTTGGCTTGTATTTTGCTTGTTGTTCAGCATAACCATCAGGATCTTCGTCTGTAATACGCATTGTTTCAACATCGTAATCTAAGTCAATTTTTTGACCCACACCTGTTGAACTACGAGACTTCATACACTGCATTTGATACTTACCACGTTCACGCATACTTCGACTTGTAAAGATACCAAACACGTTGTCTGCTGTGTTAATTTTACTAATACCACCTGCAATGTGACTGTGATCAAATTCAATTTCATCAACTGCTGATCGGTTCAACTGTGAGGCAGTTACTAATAAGATACCTAGTTCTTTAGCTAAGTTACGTAATTCTTCTGCAACATATTTGTCTTTAATAAACTGATCGTTGGGATTGACTTTAACAGACACCGGCATAACCAAGTCTAAGTAGTCAACCATAACAAAGTCAATCTTGATACCTGTTTGAATCTGTACTTCTTTTAAGTATGCTCTGATATCATTGACATTACTTTGTGCAGGCAAACCCTTGACACGATATTTACCAGACTTTTTGCCAACCATCTTAACTTTAAGATCAGTTGTATCAATGTCTTTTCGAATTGCTTTTGTACCCATGCTTGTTAACATAGCATCAGTTCGCAAACTAGTAAGTTCTTCTGAAAGTTCTAATGTAATATAAACACCACTCATCCCTGCTTGCAACCAGTTCAATGCAATGTTCATCATGACCAATGACTTACCTGAACCTGAACCACCTGCAAAGATGTTCAACTCACCTCGACTCATACCACCATATAGAATTCTATCCATCTGAGGCCAGCCTGTACTGACTTGACCACCTGCATTGAAATATTTGTTGATACGACCTTTAGGGTCATGAAAGTAATCAGTACCCATGTCTTTCTGTAGACTGATTTGTACTGCCTCTTTGATTAGTTTCTCAACAGGACCATAGTCACCTTTTTCAAGCATATCGGCTGCTTTAAGAATAGCACGTTCTAATTCTTGTCGCTTAGTGAAGGCTTCAAATGCATCCAAGAACCAGTCCTGATGACCTTCATTCATTTCTGGAATAGGTTCAATATCTATACCAGTCATTGCTTGAATTTGTGTTTGATCCGGTAGAACCTTGTACCTGTCAGTATGTTCCTTGTACATTTCTGCTACAGGTCGTAATGACCTGTCAAAGTTTTCACTATTCATGATGTTCATAACACGAGTATACAACTCTGCGTTGGTCAACATCATTCTTAGAAACAGTTTTTGCACATCGGGTGTATATTCGATTTGTTTCTTAGAATCCGTTTTGTTTGCCAATTTGTTTCTTCCTTAATTCTATCTTTATTTTACTTGTTGTTGCACTTTGTAGAATGCTCATTAGTGTCATTAGTTTACCGTACTTTACTACAGCATCATTCACATCTTTAACACTACTATCCCAATCAGGGACGCTAACAGAATATCCTAGCTCTAATGCTCTATCACATGTTGCCAATCCGGTCTTGTCACGATCAGGTACAAAAATTATCCTACGATTCAACAATGACAGTAAGGTTGCTTGTTCTTCACTGATTGTATTGTGAGTTAATGCACACGCATTCAAACTAAGTGCATCAAAGATACCTTCTACTAAGATACATACTTGCCAGTCGGGCTTTTGAAAGTCAATACCGAACACATATCCCGGTTGTTGTTCATTGATGTACTTGGGTATCTTGTTGTCTAGAAATCTGCTAGTGTGACCTACTATTTTGTTATTGTATGTATAAGGTATTATAACACGATTACCCATTCTACCTAACTCGTTCGGAGTAATCATAAAGGGATAATCACTATGATTTATCCCCCTAGATGTTAGGTAATCGACATACTTTTTGTGTAGGGGATTATTTATATCAATGACTTCACCTTCGGGTAATTCATGATCTTTAAATTTTATCTTAGTTTTATTTTTTTTAACTTGTATATAACTTAACAAGTCTTTATATTTTAAACTTTCAAGACTCCATTTTTTAATTTGATCTTGGTCTATCCCACACCAAGCCATAAACTGTTTAGTATTGTTAGATAGACTTTTACCTAAGGTAAATCCGCATTTGAATCCACAGTTGAAACAATGCATTGACCAATTGTCACCATCTAGTCTGATTCCACCGCGCCCGCGTTTATCAACAGTATGCCCGCGGTGATTACAACAGATAGCATTGAAGCTATGCCACCCACTATGAGACAGTTTTTTTCTGCCCGGTACAATGGTTAGGATATCAAATAACATACTATGATTTTAGCATAGTATGTATCATTAAGCAATATTCTTGGTATATTATCTTGCTAGGATATTGGTTATTGCGCCCGTATTGCTTGTGAACACCATTCTAATATACGGGTGATATCCATGAACAACATAGCCCTGTGTTGTGCTGTTGTTAGAATAGGATGCAGTAGTAATAGGGTACCAATCATTATCGACAATAGTAGAACCTTCTATACCAACTTCACCGTTGTATTCATAGAAAGAAGTTTGTATGGTCAATATAGGATTGTCCTCAGTATTGATTACACTAGAATAATATGTATTGGCATTGGGCAACGCATTTTGAATATTATTGTTGGCATCAATGTTAGGGAAGGCTTGCCCGGTGGGGATGGTTATATTAGATGAAGGTATGAATGCTGGTAGTACGGAATTAACGATGTTCATATCCCCACGGGCGCCTGCATTTTGATCAACAAACACTGGATAGTCAAATTCACCGACCGGTATTTCTAATGAGTAATATGCTTTTTGTGCGGCAATGTCTTCTATATCTGCCGCATTTACTATGAAGGCAGCAATGCCGGTGGCACCAAACTGTATAGTTAGTGCTTTGCGTAGCAACACTGCTGAACCATCATAGCTAATAATCCTACAGGTTATTTCTTTACCTGTGATGTTCACAGGTTTCTGTTCCTGGTTCAGGAACTGGAATTGAATTTGATTATCAACTCCCTTATGCAATGTTAGTGGTTTTGCGTAAACTGGCATGTATCTCCTTGCTGAGTAACCGGAAAGCAGTACAACAATCTGTCGTTGGGTATAAATGAAAACTGGGGTTGAGTACACAAACTTGGTCCTTTGTACTATTTAGCTCCTAAATATTAAATTATTATCTTTGGGTGCCCAAGATTAAATAAACAATATTGTGATATAAATTAATGATACAAAACGAGTTTTTTAAGAAACTTAGCGAAAATCACCCATTCATAACAGTATGTTCATACGCTAGTCAAGACTATGTAGGAATAATACAAAATAGGGATGATGTGGTTACAACGATATACGATTACGGAGCTATCGTAGAATCAGAGGCCAGAGCTAGGTTTTTAGAGTTAGGAGATATATGGTGGTGGGAAAGTAATAGACTTATCCCCATAAACCTGTTTTTAAAAGAAGATTGGGCGCCGTTTAAGTACTATCTTAGAACATTTACAAATAAAAGTTTAACAGTAGTACATGGCCCGATCACTAGTATGAATGAGTTACACAAACGTAGATCAAAAAGACGCAGTATTACACTAGTTAAACGATTATAATAGTTTCTTCTAATAGGTTCATATGTACTACCACTAAATGTGCATACGCTATAGCATGTGATTTCTTAAATGTATAGCCATCGTTACCTTTATCCCATACAGTTTTAGCAACTTCTTTCCAAGTCTTTCCCTGCAAATGCTTTTTTCCCGGTCTAATAATAGCTAAAAACATAGCTAATCTAGGAATACTGTCAATAGGCTCCGGCATTGACCTTAATGCATTATACTGATTACCTAAGTGAATCAGCTTCTCAACAAAATCTTTGTTCTTCAGTCTGTACCATTCTGGTTCTCGCATTAACTCAATCAAGTGGTTTTCATCACGCACTTGATTATATACATGCACGTTCAATAAGTCTAACTTAAAATAGCCACGCTTTTCTGCCTCTGAATAATCAATGCTTGCCATGTCATATATCGGATCATACGGAACTTCAGTGACATGTACTCCCGTTGCATGTTTGCGCATAGGGCTAACTTTACGCATTGCAGCCGGGGTGTATTCGATTACAGATAATACTTTTTCTCTGTCACCAAAGTCAATGTCAATGTCACTTTTGAATTTCATGGGAGCTTCTTTACTAGATCGGGTGAGTATTGAGGAGGCTCCTCGTCAATTGATTCTACTCCCTTTAGTCGTTCTAATCTAGCAGTTCTAGCCCTAAGTTCACTTGAGCTATAATTATGTTGACGCTTGTGATAATGCAACTCAACTCCATTGTTCATGCACCACTGCTTACCCGTAAAGTCCCTGTTTAAGTATTCATCACTCAAGAACCGAATGTGAATAGTTTGAGTCATGAGCAGTTGCATAAGATCATATTCGGTCTCATAGATAAGAATTTCATCTACATACTTACATGCCTGTAACTGAATATATCGTTCATATGCACTTTGAATTGGTTTATTCTTAATGCCCGGTCTGTCGATTGTTGGATCGATTTGTAGTGCAACAACTAAGTAGTCGCATAATTCTTTTTCCATTTTGAGCATAGTCACATGCCCGGCATGTAGCAAGTCAAAGCTACTGCAATTAAATCCTATTTTCATGAGTCTTTCTCCGATAGTACGGGTGTACTGTTAATTGGCCATTCAATGTTGTATTGATTCCATTTGAAGTTTTCTTCTTCTGCTTTGTTGTAAGGTGCATCTACTATGTATTGCACAATTGCAGTCTCAGATAAAACTAAGTATCCATGTGCATACTGAGGTGGAATTAGCAAACCAGTTGAGTCGTCTAATTCAATACCGAACCATTCACCTGTCTCGGGGTTTACTGCTACATCAAAGATTCTGCCAAAGACTGGCATAACACATTTGTATTGATTCTGTTTGTGCATACCACGCAACACATTTTTAGTAGAAGTAGCAGTATTCAATTGTCTGAATGTTCCGCGCATATCGTCAGGCATCTTCCATGTTTCATAGAAGCTTCCCCTTGCATCACCGTGCTTGGTATGTTTGATTATCTTTAGTCCAGGTAACATCGTCATCATTTGACAAGCCCTGCTTTAATTAAATTTCTGTACGCATCTTGTACAACGATAGCTTGATGTTCAGCATCTTCTACTGCTTTGTGAGTGGTTGATGTTCCGTACTTCTTGTCTTTAAGACTGACTCCTGCAATTTCATATAGAGTTCGTGTGTCTCGGACTGTATAATAAGGCCACGGAATACGGATGTCCAAGTTACGCCAAGCTGATTCCATTGCCACAACGTCAAAGCTAGCACCGTTACTCCACACAGCGCGGCGATTCCAACAGAACTTGTAAAGTTGTTCCATACAGTCTTTAAATGAGATCCTGTCTCTATCGCCCATTGCTTCTTCCATAGCGTCTTCGCTTTGTGTACTCCACCACCGTAACGTGTCTTCATTAATCACCCTGTTAAATTTTTCTGTCTGTTCTTCAATCATCGGACGTAATTCAAGTTTTTCAATTACTCCCATACCTTTAGGATCGAACCTAACTGCACCAATTGTCAATATCACGCAGTTTGGACTTGTATCCAAACTTTCAATGTCGATCATTATATCATTTGCCATCTTTATTGCTTTCCCAAATATTATCCATAGTTCGGATATCATTAATTATACTACTATCTAGGTAATTAATCAATAGAGCTTGGCGAGATTGGTCTTGTGGATTGGGCATACTAGAGTGCAACAGTCTACAATTGTAATATAGAACACTGCCTTTGGGTAATGTAGGTTGAACACACTTTTTCAGAAACATTGAATTGTAAAAGCCCTGATAACACAAATTGATATTGTGATCCTGTTTCTGACTTTCGGGAACTATACCAGTAACACCTCTTGACTTATCTAAGTCAAACAATGACACGATTGCCTGCACACCTAATAGTCGTTTGTCATAGTTATATTTCTTAAAACGATGCGGTGTGTCC